GCTTTGCGTAATGGAACGGCATCGCCATCTATTATAATTCACTATTTGAAGCTAGGATCAACTAAAGAAAAGCTTGAGAAGGAAAAACTGATAGAAGAGAACAAGTTGCTCAGAGCAAAGACAGAAGCTATCAGTTCCGAAGCGGAAACAAAAGAGATGTATCTTAAAGCGATCAATGCATTTAAGAAATACAGCGGTGGTGGAGACGATGATATTACGGACCTATAAAGAACTCTCAAGACTTAAAACTTTTGGCGAACGGTATGAGTATTTGAAACTTGAAGGAACTATTGGTCGAGAAACATTTGGTTTCGATCGCTATTTAAACCAAGCATTATATTCATCGCCAGAGTGGAAGCGAGTTAGAGATGAAGTAATAATTCGTGATAACGGTTGTGATCTTGGCGTGGAAGGATTCGAGATTTTTGGCAAGATTTTTATTCACCATTTAAACCCAATAACTAAAGAAGACATAGTTAACAGGAATCAGATTATATTCGATCCAGAGAATCTAATTTGTACTACACATAGAACCCATAATGCAATTCACTATGGCGACTGGAAGCAGATTCCGCACGGACCAATAGAAAGAAAACCCAACGACACTTGTCCTTGGAAGTAGGAGGAACTTATGGCTGCTAAAAAGAAAACTGCAGAAGTAACTGAACAGATTAATGAAACTGCTATTGAAACACCGGTTCATGATGTGCCTGAAATGGCTGGAAAGGTTGCGAACTGTGTTTCACTTAATCTTAGAGAACACCCCAACAAAGAGGCTAAAATTATTACCGTCATTCCTGAGGGGGAAGAAGTGCAGGTTCTCGACGATACCGTCAACGGATGGTATCGAGCAAAATACAAAGGTTACCTTGGTTATATTATGGCGTCTTATGTAACGATGCATTAGAGGTGAATAAATGAACAGTATTCTTTCTTCTATCAAGAAACTTTTGGGATTGCCAGAAGAGTATGACCAGTTTGATCCGGACATAGTGATGCATATCAATACTGTTCTTGCAATTCTCGTTCAGATGGGTGTTGGTAAGCCGCTTACCATTTATGACAATACGGCAACTTGGAACCAATTCATTAGCGATATGACGAATTATGAAATAGTCAAATCATATGTGTACTTCAAAGTTCGACTAATGTTTGATCCGCCTCAGACGTCATCATTAACTGATGCTATTAATAAAAATATTTCAGAGCTTGAATGGCGACTATTTGTTCAAGCTGATAACGACAGATTGGAGGGTAGCGATGAGTAACTATGCTATTAGATTAAAATCTGACGAGCTTTCCCACCACGGAATCCTTGGACAAAAATGGGGTAAAAAGAATGGTCCTCCATATCCGTTGGAACCTGGAAATCATTCTGCGGCAGAAAGAAAAGCCGGATGGAAAGATTCTTTGAAAAAAAGCAGAGATACCGTAAAAGAAAGAGCTAGTAACATGTCAGATGATGAACTGGTTCGAGATAATAAACGTAAAGCCTTAGAAGCCCAATATGTTAAGAATCATAAAGACGAAGATCCGGATACGGCAATTGATAGAGCATGGAAAGTTGGAGAAAATACAAAGACTGCAATAAATGGTGCATCTCGTGTTGTTGATGTCGTAGATAAAGCAACAAAAAAGACAGTTAGAACTAATGATATTGACATTTCAACTTTATCCGATAAAGAACTTCAACAGATTGTAAATAGAATGAATCTGGAAGCTCAGTACAATAGAATGACTACTAAGGAAGTGTCGGATAAAGGCGTGGTATATGTTCGTGAGATATTGGAACTGGCAGGTGGAATTACTGCCATAACCTCTGGAGCTGTTACGCTAATGAGGGCTATGAAACATTAGGAGGATCAATTTTACTATTACCTCCAATACCATTTAACAGTGCTAATATTCCAGCACCTGCGGCGATACATGCGGTCTTAATTAAAAACATGGTCATATCGCGGTGATCTTTTCTGATCTCATCAATTCTATCGGCAACTGAGGTCATAGCACGACATACATCCATCTTTTCATCAAATGTGAGTTCGTCAGAAGCTATCATTTCTTTATATTGTTCCATAACAGACAAATAAGATTGAATAGATTCCTGCGATACATCATCGTGCTTATTCATAAGTTTAATTAATGTATCATTGTATTCTTTAATCACCGCGATGGTGGAATTGGCGAATTCCGGAAAAGCTTCAAGAGCTTTCATAGCCACTTCTTTGCTCATATTAGGAAGAGAAGAATAAAGACTGATTATCTCTTTCTTTCCGAATCCTTTAAAATTGGGTCTGCCTATTTCGTTTAATATCTTTTGTTCTTCGGGACTATATTCCATAATTCACCTCCACACATATTTAGTATAACAAAAAGGAGAAACAATGTCACTTTCAAATACCGCTGTCCCTATATATTACGGACGGTTTAGAGATGCGGTGATCAGAGGAGAAATTCCCGTTTGTCGTGAGATCTCTATGGAAATGAATAGAATTGATGACCTTATTGCAAATCCCGGAATCTACTACGATGACGAAGCAGTAAACGGATTTATCGAATACTGCGAAAACGAATTGACGCTAACTGATGGCAGTGATCTGAACTTATTGGACACTTTTAAGCTATGGGCCGAGCAAATATTTGGTTGGTATTACTTCGTCGAACGAAGTGTATATGAGCCAAATGAGAGTGGACATGGCGGACATTACGTTAGAAAAATGATTAAGAAGCGTCTCGTAAACAAACAGTATCTGATAGTTGCACGAGGCGCAGCCAAGTCGATGTATGGGTCTTGCGTTCAGAATTATTACTTGAATGTTGATACATCCACGACTCATCAAATCACAACAGCTCCAACTATGAAGCAAGCGGAAGAAGTCATGTCCCCGATAAGGACTTCTATTACTCGTTCAAGGGGACCTCTATTCCAATTCTTAACTGAAGGATCTCTTCAGAACACCACCGGTTCAAAAGCAAATAGGCTAAAACTAGCATCTACAAAGAAAGGTATAGAAAACTTCCTTACTGGTTCGTTGCTAGAAATTAAACCAATGAGTGTTAATAAACTGCAGGGACTTCGTCCTAAGGTTTCCACAGTTGACGAGTGGTTATCTGGAGATATCAAAGAAGACGTTATTGGAGCAATCGAGCAGGGTGCATCTAAGATGGATGACTATTTGATCATAGCGATGAGTTCCGAAGGAACATCACGAAATGGTCCCGGAGATTCTATCAAAATGGAGTTGATGGACATCCTTCGAGGCGAATACTACAATCCGCATGTTAGTATTTGGTATTACAAATTGGATAGCATTGACGAAGTAAATGATCCATCCATGTGGCTTAAGGCTAATCCAAATCTGGGAAAAACTGTAACGTATGAGACTTATCAGCTAGACGTGGAAAGAGCTGAGAAAGCCCCAGCTGCTAGAAACGATATTTTAGCAAAACGTTTTGGCATTCCTATGGAAGGATATACTTACTACTTTACATATGAGGAGACACTTCCCCATAGAAAAAGAGACTTCTGGCAAATGCCATGTTCCCTTGGAGCAGATCTTTCTCAGGGTGATGACTTCTGTGCATTCACTTTTCTATTTCCACTTTCTAATGGAAAGTTCGGAGTTAAAGTCCGCAGTTATATTACATCTTTAACACTTATGAAATTACCTTCAGCCATGAGAGCAAAGTATAACGATTTCTTGGATGAAGGTAGTCTTATTGTGCTTGAAGGCGCGGTTCTCGACATGATGGAAGTGTTTGAGGATTTGGATGCACATATTTGTGACCGTGGATATGACGTAAGATGTTTTGGCTTTGATCCCTATAACGCAAGAGCTTTTGTGGAGAGATGGGAAAAAGAATATGGTCCTTTTGGCATTGAGAAAGTAATACAGGGAGCAAAAACTGAATCAGTGCCATTAGGTGAATTAAAGAAACTTGCCTCGGAAAGAATGCTTCTATTTGATGAAGAACTCATGACCTTCACGATGGGTAACTGCATTACCTTGGAAGACACTAATGGAAATCGAAAACTTCTAAAGAAGAGATACGAAGAGAAGATCGATAATGTAGCTGCCATGATGGATGCATTCGTGGCCTACAAGTTAAATAAGGAGGCATTTGAATGAGTGACATGTATTTAGTGCATCACGGTATTCTCGGCCAGAAATGGGGAAAGAAGAACGGGCCTCCTTATCCATTAAATCCTTCCGACCATAGCAAATCTGAACAGAAAGCTGGATGGATGGCTTCATTAAAGCACCCTAAAGAAGAATCTACTAGTGAAAAGAACCATTTAACAGACGAGCAGAAAGCCAAACTTAAGAAAGCTGCTATCGTAGGTGCATCTGCAGTTGGTATTGCCTTGGTTGCATATGGTAGTTATAGATTTGCGTAAAATCCCGCAGCAAGAGCAGCAGTTCAAAATGCCCTAGCTAAAATCGGTATGTCTAAACTACCAGAAGTGGATGATCTTCCTAAAGATTTAGGCGGTGACCTCAATCCATTAAAACGCAAAAACAATTGCAAGGATGTTGCTGATGCGTTTATTCAAAGAAAGTTGGGCGTTAATCCAAAAGCGGTAGCAGGCGATAAAAGCATGACCGGCAATCTGCATGATTGGGTTGCCGCAAGATATAATCCAAAAGGAGTTCAATGGCTTGGAGAAACTGGTGGCATTGCACCTGATCCTTCAGGAGATTCAACGCAAAGAGTTACTAAACAGATTTTGAAGAGATTTAATGAGGGCGACTGTGGTATAATTGGTATTGAGTATAGGACTAGTGTATTACCATCCGGAGTTTCTGAAGCAGGCCATGCCTTCAATTGGTACATTGAAAACGGTCTTGTTGTTTTTCGGGATGAACAGCCAGATGTATCTCTTATAGGAGATGCTTGTTCTAGAAGATATCTAACCAAGTGCCATCCAAGTAAAGAAATAGAAATCGTCAAACTAACGAAAGATGCTTTCGCAAAATAAACATAGATTTTAATGAAAGGAGATGTTTATTATGCTTGAGGCTTTAACAGCATATAGAATCTACAAAAAAGAAAATCCTAAATCTGAAATATTAATGATTATAGAAATTGAAAACGGTTTTGTTATCGTTTTAAAGAAAGACGATCGTGAAGGTTTCGATGTAATTAATAAAGAAAATGGGAAAATCGATTTTCTTTGGTATGTAGATTGGCTAGATATTGAAGACAGCGGAAAGTATACGATTATCGACATTTCAGGATTCGACGATAGAGGACCAAATAATTCTGGTCCTTTACGTTCTTCGCAAAAATAACACACCTCTTTATAGAAAGAATAAGGAGGTAATTTGTTATGACTTACAAACAAATCGAAGCAAGTAGGGAAGTAAGATTATGGATCGGACAAGTGATTGTTCCTGGAGTTATTGCAGGAGCAACATTATTGCACTATAATCCAGAGATTAAAACTAAACTACATTGGAAAAAGTTGGAAGTTCAAACAAAAATACATGACACATTTTCAAAGAAGGAGAAGAGCTGATTAGCTCTTCTTTTTTTTATTTGGAGGAAATCAAAATGGAATACTATGCTATTACAACAACTGACGGCTTAACTCATCACGGTATTCTCGGCCAAAAATGGGGAGTACGACGGTATCAAAATGCAGATGGATCTCTCACCCCAGCTGGCAGGAGACGTTATAATGCAGAGGCGTCCGTAAAGGAAAAGAAAGCCGCTTATAAACAAGCCAAATCAGAATACAGCAAGTCGTTTAATAAAGCGTATTCAAAAAGCATGGATGCATATTCATTTAATAAAGAGAAAAGAAAAGCTAATGAAGAGCGATGGGGCAATGTATATGATACAGCATCACGAGCAGATGACTCTCGACTTGAATATGGAAAAGCTAAAAGAAGATTAAAAATGGTTAAAAAGCAGAATAAAATCGATATACAAAACAAATACAAAGAAATTCAGAGTAATGCCCCTTTCAAGGATAAAATAGTGTATAACAATGCTATAAGAAAACTTGCAGCAAAATATGTTGTTAATAACGACATGTCATTAGAAGAAGCACAGAAGAAAGCAAATAAAGCAGCTAGAAGAAATACAGCTATTTTTGTGGCTGGTTACGGTGCAATAACGATAGCCGCACTTAAGGCTATGAATTAGGAGGTCATTAAATGCCATCATTTACCGATAGGCTCCAGCACGCCTGGAATGCCTTCCTTAATAAAGATCCGACGAAGTATGTCAATTATGGTTCATCGTATTCCAGTAGACCTGACCGAATACGAATGACTAGGGGGAATGAGCGTTCAATCGTCACATCAGTCTGCAATAGAGTTGCTCTCGATGTGGCGCAGCTTACTGTTAAGCATGTGCGTTTAGATGAAAAAGGAAGATATGTCAGCGACGTTGAATCTGGTTTAAATGAATGTTTAACACTCTCGGCAAATCTAGATCAAACAAATAGAGCATTTTTGCAGGATGCCGTAATGTCTATGTTTGATGAAGGTTGCATAGCAATCGTGCCTGTTGATACTAAAGTTAATCCATTAATAACCGGCTCGTATGAAATCGAAACAATGCGAGTTGGGAAGATTGTGGATTGGTATCCGCAGTTTATAAAAGTGCGATTGTATAATGAACAAACCAGTAGATTTGAAGAACTGGTTCTGCCGAAGAAGATAGTTGCTATTGTAGAAAACCCATTATATTCGGTAATGAATGAACCAAACTCCACACTTCAAAGATTGATCCGCAAACTCAATTTGTTGGATGTAATCGATGAACAAAGTGGTGCGGGTAAGCTCGACTTAATTATATCCTTGCCATACGCGATTAAGACTGATGCGCGTAGAGCACAGGCTGAAGCAAGACGTAAGGATATAGAAAACCAGTTATCCAATACCAAATACGGTATTGCATATACAGATGGTACTGAGCATGTTACTCAGCTGAACCGTTCTGTGGACAATAATCTTATGAATCAGATCGAGTATCTGACCAATATGCTTTATTCCCAATTAGGAATCACAACAAAGATTCTAGACGGAACCGCTGATGAAAAAGAGATGCTCAATTACTATAACAGAACAATCGAACCGATTATTTCAGCAATAGTCGATGAGATGAAAAGAAAATTCCTCACAAAGACCGCTCGGTCTCAACGTCAAACGATCATGTTCTTCAGAGATCCATTCAAACTTGTCCCCGTTAATGACATAGCCGAAATTGCAGACAAATTCACGCGAAATGAAATTATGTCATCCAATGAGGTTCGACAAATTATTGGTATGGCTCCTGTTAACGATCAGAAGGCTGATGAGTTGAGGAACAAGAACCTTAGTCCCGGAAATGAGCAGGAGTTTGCTACGACTTCGGGAGAAGAGGTTGTTGAGCAACCAAATGTAACCGTAGGAGGAAATCAAAATGAAGTATGATTTCAGTGGCTGGGCCACCAGAAATGACCTTAAATGTTCTGACGGAAGAACCATTTGTAGAGATGCATTTAAGGATTGCGATGGCATGACAGTCCCGCTCGTATGGAATCACGATCACAATGATCCCAACAATGTATTGGGTCATGCGCTTCTTGAAAACCGCAACGAGGGAGTCTATGCCTATTGTTCATTTAATGACACCGAGCTTGCTCGTAATACGAAAACGATGGTTAAACACGGTGACATTACAGCATTGTCGATTTATGCTAATCAGCTTAAGCAGCAGGGAGGAAACGTTATTCATGGAGCGATTCGTGAAGTGAGTTTAGTTGTTGCCGGAGCAAATCCTGGTGCATTTATCGATTCAGTATTGGCACATGGTGAGATTTCTGATGATGCTGGTGTAATTTACACTGACGAAACCATCGAACTTGCCCATGCCGACAAAGAAGAGGAACTGGATGCTGGTAAAGAGCCCGAAGTTCCCGCAAAGAAACCCGAGGATAAGAAGGAGGACAAAAAAGTGGCAGAATCTGAAAAGACTGTAAAGGACGTATTTGATACCTTTACAGAAGAACAGAAAACCGTAGTATACGCCCTCGTTGGCCAGGCGCTCAGCGATAAGAAGGGCGGTAATGATGACGACGAAGAAGGAGACGAAGACATGAAGCACAATGTATTTGAAAGTGATCAGCATGAACAGGACGTACTTATGCATTCCGCACTGGAGACTATCATTTCCGATGGTAAGAGATTTGGTTCTCTGAAGGAGAGCTTCCTCCAGCATGCAGATGAGTACGGAATCACCAATATTGATTGGCTGTTCCCCGAAGCAAAGAACATTAATGATGGAGCACCCGGCTTCATCAAGAGAAATCCTGACGGATGGGTTACCACCGTTATGAATGGTGTTCATCATACTCCGTTCAGCCGCATCAAGATGATGTTCGCTGACCTGCGTGAGGATGACGCCAGAGCAAAGGGTTATGCTCAGAAGGCTAAGCTGAAGAAGGAGGAGGTATTCGGCCTCGTCAAGAGATCTATTGAGCCTACCACCATCTATAAGAAGCAGAAACTTGATAGAGATGACGTAATCGATATTACCGATTTCGATGTAATCTCTTGGCTTAAGGGCGAGATGAGAATGATGCTGGACGAGGAAATTGCTCGCGCAATTCTGTTCGGTGATGGTCGTTCCGCTATGTCCGATGATAAGATTTCCGAGACCAACATCATTCCGATCGTTTCCGATGCACCTCTGTACACCATTGTTCAGAATCCTGCATCTTCCGCACCCAAGGACATTATCGCAGCAGCTGTTCGCGGTCAGAATAACTATGAGGGTTCTGGTAATACCACTCTGTTTGTAGCTAATTCTACCGTTACTGAAATGCTGCTGATCGAGGATGGCATGCAGCATAGACTGTATAAGGATATTAACGATCTTGCTCTGGCTTGTTCCGTATCCAAGATTGTTAAGGTTCCGGATTCGATCGTACCTGCAGACATCTATGGCGTAATCGTTGACCTTAACGACTACAACGTAGGTGCTGATAAGGGCGGTGCAGTCAACATGTTTGATGACTTTGACATCGACTACAACCAGCAGAAATACCTGATTGAGACCAGATGCTCTGGTGCTCTGACCAAGCCTTTCTCTGCTGTAGTTCTGAAGAAGGCACAGGCAGCTGGCTGATAGAATCAAAATGGGAGTGAAAAATGAATAAGTATTATGGAAAGATCGGCTATGGTATTAGCGTAGAGACGGCGCCCGGTATATGGACTCAATCCATTACTGAGCGCTTTTATTATGGGGATATTCTTAGAAGTTCTCATAGATGGGAAACTGGCACCTCAGCTAATGATGACTTGAATGTCAATAATCAGATCAGCATACTGGCCGACGCCTTTGCTTATGAACACGCCCACACAATACGATATGCTTCATTCATGGGGACTCTGTGGAAGGTGACAAACATCGAAATACAGAGTCCTCGACTCATATTGACATTTGGGGGTGAATACAATGGCGAGCAGGCTTAAGCTGCAAGGGGAATTGGAAAAAATCCTGGGGAATAGAAATGTGTATTTTCAACCCCCTGAGTCAATAAGATTGTCATATCCCTGCATCATCTACAACCTATCTAGAGATCGTAGTTTCCATGCAGATAACAAAGTATATCTCAATAAGAAACAATATGACGTAATGGTTATAGATAGGAATCCCGATAGCGAATTGCCAGATTTACTGAGAGATTCTATTCCTTTGACTAGTCTTGAACGGACTTATGTTAAGGACAATCTTCACCATTTCGTTTACAACTTGTATTACTAATCCAAGGAGGATAAACACATGTCCAAGATTGAATGGGATGCCGTTGGCAAACATACATATGAGACTGGTGTCAATCAGGGTGTTCTCTATCCTTATGACTCCAGCAAAGAGTCCAAGAATTATGGACCCGGTGTAGCATGGAATGGTTTGACCTCTGTATCTGAGAGCCCCTCTGGTGCAGAAGCAACTCCTATTTATGCTGACAATATTAAGTATCTGAACCTGTTCTCCGCAGAGGAGTTTAAGGCTACTGTTGAAGCATACACCTATCCCGATGAGTTTGAAGAGTGTGATGGCTCTGCTGAAATCGCCGAGGGTGTTACTGTTGGACAGCAGGCTAGAAAGCTCTTCGGTCTTTCATACAAGACTGTTATTGGTAATGATACCGATGGTGAGAGCTATGGATACAAGCTGCATCTGATTTATGGATGTATGGCTTCTCCTTCTCAGAAGCAGTTCCAGACTATTAACGATTCCCCTTCTGCTATTTCCTTTAGCTGGGAAGTTAATACTACTCCTGTAAATGTATCTGGGAAGAAGCCTACCGCAACGGTAGTTATCGACTCTACCAAGACTTCTAAAGCAGCTATGACTAAGATCGAGGAAGCCCTGTATGGCACCGATAGTTCTGAGCCTTATCTGCCCCTGCCTGATGAGATCGTTGCTCTGATCCAGGCTGCAGGCTGATTGTAATTATATTTATAGAAATTATAGGCGGTCATAGCAATATGGCCGTCTTTTTTCTGAAAGGAGAAAACTATGTTAAAGAAGACAATTAAATACACCGATTATGACGGAAACGAAAGAGAAGAGGATTTCTATTTCAATCTCACAAAGGCTGAATTGATGGAAATGGAACTTTCTACTGAAGGCGGTCTTGAGAAGCTGATTCAGCAGATTGTATCCACCAGAGATACTAAGAAGATCGTAGAAGTCTTTAAGATGATCATTCTTAAATCCTTTGGTGTTAAGTCGCTTGACGGTAAGAGATTCATTAAGAATGAGCAGGTACTTGAGGAGTTTACTCAGACCGAAGCATATTCTGAACTGTTTACCGAACTAGCCCTTGACGATAAAGCCGCTAGCGATTTCATTAACGGAATCGTACCAAAGATGGACATCTCAGACCATAAAGAGCCATCGAAATAAAGGAGATTGATTAAGAATGCTTGAGTTAAAGATACCTGATGTTGAATTATTCGACGAGGATAAAGAAGAGTTTATTACGATTAAGGGTGCTACACTTCAGCTTGAGCATTCTTTAATTTCAATTTCAAAATGGGAGTCTAAATGGCATAAAGCCTTTCTTGGAAAACAGAAGAAGACTACCGAAGAGATTTTAGACTATGTTCGTTGCATGACTATTAATGGCGGCATTGACCCATCAATCTACAAGTATCTGACGAATGAGCAGGTCAACAAAGTAGTTAGCTACATTGAAGAACCTATGACTGCTACTTGGTTTTACGACGATGGAGATAGTGCCGGTGGCGGAGAAACAGTCACTTCCGAATTGATTTATTACTGGATGATAACTTTGAATGTTCCGGTTGAGTTTCAGAAGTGGCATTTAAATCGCCTGCTTGCCCTCATTAGAGTATGCAACATTAAGAATAATCCCAATAAGAAAATGAATCGTGCTGAAATCATGAATCGTAATAAGCTGCTTAACAAACAGCGTAGGAAGGAATTGAATACACGAGGTTGATCACATGGTCACTTTTGAGGGGAAAGGAGATTTCAAGAAAACTAACACTCTGCTTGAAAGAATGTTAGAGGTTGGAAAACTTGGAATACTAAATAAATACGGACAAAAAGGAATTGATGCGCTATCCAAATCGACACCAAAAGATACAGGATTAGCCGCCAATTCTTGGGACTATGTTATAGAACATGACAAAGATCATGCATCTATCACGTGGTTAAATAAGGATATAGAGGGTGGATGCAATGTCGCCATCCTTATCCAATATGGTCATGGAACTAGAAATGGAGGCTACGTCAAAGGAAGAGATTTCATCAATCCGGCGATGCAGCCTCTTTTTGATGAAATGGCTGACTCTGTTTGGAAGGAGGTTTCTAACGTATGAGTAACGTAATTGACGAAAGAGTCGTCTCAATGAAGTTCGATAATGCGAACTTTGAGAAAAACGCTAAAGAAAGTATAGAAACCCTTTCCCAATTAAATAAAGCTCTCGATAATACCGAATCGGCAAAGGGCTTAGAAGGAATTAGTGCTGCCGCCAGTAAAGTTGATTTATCCGGCATTGCATCGTCGATAGATGCAATCAGTAACCGGTTTTCAACCATAGGTATTATTGGCGGAACAATTATATCTAGACTCACTAATTCCGCAATTGATGGCATCTCATCGATTATTAGCAAAGTTAATAACCTTGCCTCATCAATTTTCAACATGATGAAAAATGGTGGTATTAACAGAGCGATGAACATTGAAAAAGCAAAGTTCCAGCTGGAAGGTCTGGGGGTTGCTTATGAAGATGTATATGATGCTATCGATTATGCAGTTACAGATACGGCATATAGTTTGGATGCAGCAGCTCAGGCAGCGTCTCAGTTAGCATCATCTGGATTAGACTATAAAACTGAACAGTTCACGCACAGTTTCAATGGAACCACAAAGTCCATTACAAACATGGGAATGGCCTTGAAGGCAATTTCTGGAGTAGCGGCACAGACACAGTCAGACTACTCAATGGTTGCAAGATATTTTCAGGATATAGCCAATGCTGGAAAGGTAACCGGCGCAACCTTAACCTACATGACACAGGTGTTGAATCTTCCTGTTAAAAGTAATTTGGTTGAGGGATTAAATGCTATTACAGATGGTGCATACGATTGTAGCGAAGCTGTTCAGAAGAACGTTGAAAAGATTACAAAAGGTGCCCATGTAACAATAGCAGACATTGATGAACTCGTTAAGGATGGTTTGATGGATTTCGAAACATTCTCAACGATCATGTTTAATAAATATGCAGATCATGCAGCTGAAGCAAACAGAACACTGAATGGTGTATCTGATAATATTAAAGCGGCATTCTCAAGAATTGGTGCGGACTTTGCGCAACCATTGATTGCGAATGATGGACCTTTGGTTCATATGCTTGACGCATTAAGAATTAACATTAAGAATCTAAAATCAGTAACATCTCCAGTTGCTAAGTCATTTACTGACTTTGCGATTGTGATCCTTAATACTGCTACTAATTTGTTGAAGTTCAATGACTCAATGAACTTTGTAAATGTGTTTAAGGGCGGACTGGAAACCATAGCGAATCTGTTCAAGGCTCTTAAAGATGGCGTTGGCGAGTTTCAGATTGGTTGGATTCTTATAGATATTCTGAACAACATTAATGTTGTATTGGGAAGCATCAAATCTGCTTTCAAGGAGGTCTTTCCTCCAATTGAAATAACTGCGGATGCTATTAGGAATTTTGTTTCCAATATTTCAAATGCAGTTAAAGCTAGTCGATTGAGTGATGAGTCTGCTGAGAATCTGAAAAGAACATTCAAGGGCTTGTTTGCGATATTCGATATCGGCAAGCAAATTATATCTGCATTGTTAACACCCGTTAAGGCTTTGTTTGGTGCGTTTAGTGGTAATGGAAGCAGTTCCATCCTTGCGTTCACTGGAACCCTTGGCGATTGGCTTGTTGTGTTAGATAACTCATTGAAAGAAATGGGTATATTTGAAGAGGCAGGCAATAGAATGGCTTCGGCCGTTCTGGGTATTAAGAGTATATTTGACCAGTTAATAGATACAGTAAAGAATATTATATCCTCATGGGAAGGATTTAATATTACCAGTGTAGTAAACATTCTCATCGCATCACTGGACGCTTTAGCAAGCGCAGTAACTGTTATATTTGGTTCAATCTTCAAAATTGACGTTTCTTCGGCATTAAAGTCGATACATGACTTCTTTAATAACTTCAATAAGTCGATTCACTCATTCATTGATGGAATAGCAGAGTCAGGATTTGGTGATGCTATAAAGCGGTTCTTCACTAAGATCAAAGAGGCATTCGCAGAAGGTCTTGGAATTGACACCTCGGCAATTTCCAGCAAGTTTAATGGGTTAAAAGAAAGTCTTACAGACTTATCTGGAATTGGAGAAGTAGTAGGAAAGGCTTTTGCGGGACTGATGACCGGGCTTTCTAGTGCAATGGAAATGCTCAAGAAAGTTGGCGGTTTTGTTAAGACTGTTATCACTGGAATTGTCGATTCCATTAGAAATCTAGGTTCCCAAGCAAATCTCGATTTTGCCAAAGATGTATTTAACACCGGTAGTTTGATTGTAACGGTTGAAATCATTACTACTGCTGTTAGGAAATTAGATACACTAATCGGTGATATAAAAGGACTTATTAAAGGAGTCAAAGCTGGTCCAGTAAAAGGCAGCCTGTTTAATGATATTTCAAGAACTCTTGGTTCGTTAAGATCGACTCTTGCACAGTTGCAAGATCAGATCAGAGTTAATGTTATTAAAGAGCTTGCGACCGCTGTATTAATCCTAGCGGGTGCTTGTTTGGTTATGGCCTCTATTGATGCGGATAAATTAGGTGCAGCTACTGCGGCTGTCGCCGGTTTGTTTGCGGAATTGGCGGCTTCCATGAAGATCCTTGGAAGTGGTGGAAGTGCATCGCTGAAAGAAGTCTTTACTGGTGGTAAAGATCTTTCTACGCTAGCTAACACAATGATCAAATTATCCGTTGCGGTGCTTATACTGGCATCCGCGGTTAAGAAACTCAGTGATGTTGACCCTCAAAGCATGATTACCGGACTTCTTGGTGTTAGTGCTTTATTGTGGGAATTGGTTGGTGTTGTAAAGGTTTTGTCTACTAATCAGGCAAAAATGATCTCCGGAGCAACGTCAATTATAGCAATGGCTCTTGCTGTATCCATATTGTCAAAATCTGTAAAGACACTTGGCGATATGGACATTTTGTCATTGCTTAAGGGTGTTGGCGCAGTAGCTGCTTTGATCATGCTTCTTGGAATAGTAGCAGTAATGACGAAGTCAGTTCCCAACATCAAAATGGGAACGGGATTAGCTATTATTGGTATGGCTGCCGGAATCCTTATACTTGCAAATGCTTGTGAGAAGTTATCTGAAATTAAGTTTACTTCTCTGGTTAAAGCAATAGGAGCAGTTGCAGCACTTACATTAATCCTAGCATCGTTTGCGGTGATTGCATCCGATGTTGGCGGATTAGGAATTATTGCAGCATCATTAGGTCTCATATCATTTGCTGTTGCGCTTGATATTATGATACCGGCATTACAGGCTTTAGCTAAGATACCGTGGACATCGTTAGCTAAAGTTGACCTCGCTATCGGTGGTTTGCTTGCAATTATTTCTGTATTTGGAGCAATTGCAACATTGACTGGTGTCGGCTTAGTAGTTGGTGCTGCTGGATTGCTTGTTATGGGTGTTGCATTAATGACATTCATACCAACGATCCATTATCTGGCCAATATGAAGGGTTCGTTTGCCAAGGCTTTAGGATGCATGACTGCATTACTGGCCATTACAGAACTATTTGGCATTATTGGTCTTATTGCCGGACCTGGCATGATTGTCAGCGCTATCGGTTTAATGGGTATGGCAAAGGCATTAGCCGCTCTTACAGCTGTTTTAGTAGCTATGTCTGCTGTTAGTGGACGTGAGATCGGTATTATGGCTGCCGCCCTTGGAACTTTAGTTGGAATTGGTATTTTAGCAACATTAGCAATAGTTGGCTTTGCCGGCTTGGCAATGGTAATGACTGCTATTGGCATCGGTGCTGCTGGAATTGGCGCAGGTGTATTATTAGCTGCAGCTGGTCTCGGACTTTTAGTAACAGCGTTAGAGGGCATGATCCTGATAGCGCCGGAAGCCGCCGCTTCGATTAAGACATTAATTGATGGCGTTATTACAGCAATCAGATCCGCTGTACCCAATTTCATTGCGACAATAGTTGAAGGATTCGCCGCTTTTCTTGAAAGAATGGCCCAGGCATTACCTTCTATACTTGAGTCTACCGTAACTATAATTTCTTCAATTATTATGGCTGTTTGTGAGGCTATACAGACAAACGCTCCGGTAATAATTGATACGATATTCTTGCTATTAGATACGATAATTTCAAGACTTGCCGAATATGTACCTAAGTTTGTAGACATGGGCATCGAAATTATCACCTCTCTGCTCAATGTACTTGCAGATAGAATGCCCGACTTCATTCAGTCAGGTATCGATCTAATAGTTAACTTTGCAACCGGTATTACCAGGGCAATACCACAGTTAATCCAGGCAGGATTTGAAGCCATTATATCCTTATTGATCGGAATAGGCGATGCTGTACACACGTATATGCCGCTTGTAATCGATGCTTTCTGGTATATGGTTGATAATATTATACTGGCTTTGCTTGATTCAACAGCTGAGTTTGTAAATTGCGGTATGCAGTTTATCGTCAGCATTGTCGATGGCTTTATGGATAACATCGATAAGATCAAGCAATGTGGCAAGGACTGTTGGCAGGCTTTAAAAGATTCACTTAGCGAAGGCTTTGACCAGGTATGGGAAGGTGCTAAGAATCTTGGTGTTTCAGTTCTTAACGGTCTGTCTGAAGCTTTGGATTGGCATTCTCCACCCGGAGAGATTATTAAATGCGGCGATGATATAACCGATGCATTAGCCGATACTCTTGAAAAAGGCTCAAATTATGTTGAGAAAGCAGCTGATAAACTTGGCAACTCTGTAATTGACGGCTTGGGACTTGACGATAAAACAAAGCATCCCAAACAGGCAATTAAAGAACTTGTTGAAGACTACAAGAAAGCTCAGGGTGAAGGCGAAAAAGCTACATCAAACTTCATCAAGCAGTTCAAGTCAGCAGAAGAAGCTCAGGCTCACTTCGCTGAACAATCTGAAGAGTCTACCGACATATTAGATAAACTCGCTCAGGCGATGGGAATCAGTTCTGAAAAGACTGATGAACTAGCCAAATCAACAAAGGGCGCTGCTAAAGAGCAGAAGTCATTGCAGGAAACGCTTGAAGATACCATCACCAAATCGATGGATATTTTCAAAGCATTCGACGCAAAGACCGATCTTACTGCTGATAAGCTCCTGGAAAACATGAAATCTCAAATAGATGGAGTGGCTTATTGGGCTAAAAAGATGAATGATCTGGGCACTAGAGGAATCGACCAGGGACTTCTTGATAAATTAGCAGAACTCGGACCTCAGGGATACGAGTATGTTAACGCGTTTACTCAGATGACAGCTGAACAGCTTGCTCAAGCAAGTGTATATTTCCAGCAGTCATTGACATTACCAAAAGATGCCGCCGCACAAGCATTAAGCGGAGGTAAAGACGTTGGTACTAACTTGGGTCTTGGACTTATTAGCGGCGTAAATGAGCAGCAGGATGTTATTAATGCTGAATGTGCTAACGCTATGGGTGAAGGCTTACAGGCAATGCGAGACGAAGCTGGAATTGCATCACCTGCTAAGAAGACTATAGAAATGGGTGAATTTCTAATGTCTGGTCTAATTACAGGTATGAGTCATAACTTCCGGTTAGTAATAACGCAGATGGAATACGTCTGCATGAGAATCATTGCTAAAGCGGACGGTATACTAACTGTTTCGAACTTCTCGCCCATTGGTGCTAATGTTATAGAAGGCCTTGCACAGGGTATTGAGTCTAAGCAGGATCGTGTATATGGAGCAATCGAATCTGTATGTAGTGGACTAATCGATAAGGCAATGAAGGCACTACAGGAGCATTCACCGTCAAAGATATTCTTTAAGATTGGTACTAACGTTGATTATGGTATGGCTAATGGTATTGATCATGGAGCCACCAGAGTGTTTAGTGCAATTGAAGAAATTACTGATGAAACAATTTCTATCATGACTGAAGTAATTTCAACTATAAGCGACATGTTAGACAGCGACATGGATTACAATCCTACAATTACTCCGGTAGTTGATCTGTCGAATGTTCGCTCTGGAGTAATGGACATTAATGCCGCATTCTCTAATGGTGTTTCGGTTTCTGCCAGAAATGCTCAACTTAGCAGCTATTCAAAAGTTTCTACAGAAGTAGGAGGAGCTGCCGTTGCGTCTGCAGCAGGAAACAACTTTAACTTTATTCAGAACAACTATTCGCCTAAGGCTCTTTCTAGAGTTGATATTTATAGGCAAACTAAGAACCAGTTCTCCCAGATGAAAGGAATGGTATCTGCGACATGATTCAGTCATTAACAGTAACCAACTATTTGGGCGAATCCCTTACTCTCGAACTTAAGGACCCCTATTCAACGGGGTTCATAGTTCGGGAATTGGAGGGTTTAGGACCCGTAGAAGGTAACATAAACTCAACGGATATGGCTACCAATGACGGAGCCGTATTCAATTCTTCAAGATTAAACACCAGAAGTATTGTTCTCACACTTCAGTTCTTGGATCACCTCAAATCTGTTGAGGAGTTAAGGCAGTTGTCTTATAAGTATTTCCCGGTTAAACGTAAAATTATATTTCTTGTAAAAAGCGATAATCGCGAAGCTTATGTTACAGGCTATGTTGAATCTAATGAGATTAATATGTGGAGTAAAGAGGAGCAGGCACAGATTTCTATTATTTGTCCGGATCCATACTTTTACTCACTTGCTACTGAGAGAACTACCTTCTATGGTGTTACATATGAATTCCAATTTCCATTCTCAAACGAGTCCTTAACGGACAAGATGATTGAGTTTGGTAACATTGAGAATAAGAAAGAAAACTCCGTATATTATACGGGCGACAATGAAACAGGAATCACTATTAATATTCATGCCATCGGCAATGTTGAGAATCTTACAATCTACAATGTAGGCACAAGAGAATCGATGAATATTGATACGACGATTCTTGAGAAATTGACCGGGTCTAAGATTAAATCCGGTGACACTATTACAATCTCCACTAAGAAAGGTAACAAGTACATTCGACTTCTTAGAGGAGGTGTAACCACAAACATACTGAACTGTTTAGGTAAGAAAGCTGACTGGTTCCAGTTGTCGAAGGGAGATAATATCTTCACATTCACAGCCGACTACGGCGAGGCTAATCTACAGTTCGATATAGAATCACAAGTAATTTATGAGGGCATTTAATGGAACTAATAGTTTTAAACGAAAAGTTTGAAAGTGTCGCTATTGTAGATACCTTTGAATCCCTTATCTGGACAGATCGCTATCGTGAAGCGGGGGATTTCGAGATCTATACCGCGGCGACTAGAGAAATGTTCGACATCTATCAGCAGGATTTCTACTTATTTAATAAGGATTCAGAGCACATGATGATTATTGAATCAGTAGAGATTGAAACTGATGCCGAATTGGGCAATAAGCTCAAGATTACCGGCAGATCGCTTGAGTCTATACTTGATCGTCGAATCATTTGGACTCAAACAGTCTTCTCAAATACAAAGATTCAAAATGGAATTAAATCGTTGATTGAAGCGGCCATCATAAAGCCAAGCATTGCAGATAGAAAAATTGACAACTTCATTTTCGAGGAGTCGACGGACGAATCAATCACTTCTTTGCAGTTTGATGCCGAATACACTGGCGATAACTTATATGAAGTGATTTGTGATATTTGCGCTGCTAGCAAAATTGGATTTAAGATCACGTTAAATGAACTGGATCAGTTTGTATTTAAGTTGTATAGAGGAATCGATAGATCCTATGCACAAACAGAGAGACCTTATGTAGTGTTTTCTCCAAAGTATGAGAACATTATTAACAGTAACTATCTTGAGTCAAAGAAAACCTTAAAGAACGTTACGTTGGTGGCAGGCGAAGGAGAAGGTGCTTCTAGAAAGACAACCACGGTTGGTGCAGAAAGTGGATTAAACAGAAGAGAATTGTTTACTGATGCTCGTGATATTTCATCCACATTAGACAATAATGTGACTTTATCGGCATCCGAGTATACAAAACTGCTTCAAAACCGTGGCAAAGAAAAATTAGCAGAGAATAAAACAACCAAAACCTTTGAGGGAGAGGTTGAAGCAACCATACTGTTCAAGTATGGAAAAGACTTTGAAATGGGTGACATTGTTCAGCTAGTAAATGAGTATGGTATTGAACATACAACCAGAATCATTGAAATGGTTATGACTCAGACGACTAGTGAGATGTCTTCATATCCAACATTCGAAGTAATTGATGACGAAGACTCAGAGGAGGAATCTAAATGAGTGTAACATGTGGATTTTATAACTCTTCCAATGGGGATAGAACGTATGACGCCATCCAGATGAGTTCCATTTTTGATGGAATCATTAAGGATGGTATTTTTATGTCCATTGGAGATCAAATGGTGGTTAAAGCCAACTCTGGTCTGACTGTCAATGTTGGAACAGGTCGAGCTTGGTTCAACCATACTTGGACGTTAAATGATGCAGAGTATTTGGTCAGATGGGAGGCTGTTGGCGGAGAAGAACATCCAGTTGACCTTGATGGAAATGACATCACTCCGGAGACGGTTCAGGATCGTATCGATGCTGTAATCCTTCGAATTGATTCATCTATTGGTGTAAGAAATAATGTCATCGGTATCAAGAAAGGAACACCTTCGACGGTTGATCCGCAGAAGCCAGTAATGGAGCATACAGATACTCTTCACGAGTATGCTTTAGCGTATGTACACATCAAGCCGGGTACGACTGTTATTAATCAGGCTGACATTGAGAATAATGTAGGAAAGAGTGACACGCCGTACATTACGGGATTGCTGGAGACGGTTAACACCGATGCTTTGACTGCTCAGTGGGGAGATCAGTGGGTTCAGTTTATGAACCAGATCAACCAGTGGAGAACCCAGTTCATTTCCTCAAGTAACACATGGTATAACGGTTTCGTATTCTCTTCCGAAGAAGAGTGGAGAAACTGGTTTGAAACAGAGACTACTGAAGACGAAGCTGACTGGGAAACTTGGTATAGAAATCGTCAGGCAGCGTTTGAGGCGTGGTTTGCAAACATTCAGGATGTGCTTGACGAGAACACCGCAGCAAAACTTCAAAATGAGATTGATTCCATTATTCCAATTACCACAAATGAGATTGATGATATTTGGAAAGAGGTAGTAGGAGTATAGCTATGACAAGAGGAACAACCCCCACCGTAACTTTGGTAGTTAACGGAACTGATTTGGCTGATTATTCAGAAATCGAAATTGCTTTCAAACAGGGTTCTACTCTGGTTGTAAAGAAATTGTCTGAAGAAGAATTGTCCATCGAAGGCAATACTATCAAGACGAAGCTCACTCAGGAAGAGACTCTTGCGTTTGCGCCTCATCCTGTGAAGATCCAGATGAAAGCAATGACGTCTGATGGAACAGTTGTGCCGTCTGACATTGTAGTTCGTTCAGTCAAAGATATTCTTGATGAAAGCGTGATGGATAATGGCAGTAGAACTTAAAGTATATGAAGAAGAGCCGATTGAACTCTTAGTAGAGGATGCCGGTGATGAAGCCGAACTTGACGCGAATACTGCTTATATGATCAACACCGACGACTATGCCAATCTGAAGAATCTCCCAACATTCAACGGAGAACCCTTGATTGGCGATGTTGTTGAAGCTGATCCTACAGTCCCTCAGTGGGCAAAAGCCGACTCGCCGAAAGATGGGATTAAACCTGCAGATATTAATGCTGTATCTACTGAAGACGCAATAAGCCTTGCTTATCTGGCGTCTCTATTTAATTAAGGAGGAAACTATGGCTACAGAGAACTTTCTTGACAAAGCCGGTGCCACCTATCTGGTTGGAAAGATTAAAGAGGTTCAGAACACTAAAGTCGACAAAGTTGAAGGCAAAGATCTTTCAACTAATGACTTTACGAACGATCTTAAGACCAAGCTGGAGAATGCTCCGACAAGTGCAGACATTCCGGATCAGCTTAGCGATCTGACCGGTGATGCAAATCATAGAACTGTTACCGACGCTGAGATTGCAGCATGGAATGCTAAACAGGCTGCTATCAATTTCAACACCGCCTACAATGCATCGACTAACAAAGCAGCAACAATGAAGGATGTTACTGATGCAGTAGCTGGTGTTACTGGTATCAGCTTCGAAGTTGTTAGCAATCTGCCTACAACTGGTAAGGCTGGTGTGATCTATTTGAAGAGTAATGGAAGCAGCACTGCTCAGAACATTTATGACGAGTATATTTGGCTTGCTAGCCAGAATAAGTATGAGAAGATTGGTTCCACGACTGTCGATCTGAGCAATTATATTCAGTTCACAGACCTTGTAGCGATTACAAATGCTGAAATCGATGCTATGTTCGCATAGGAGGATAAGGAATGGCAACATTGAAAAAGTATCTCGATCTTGATGGTGTTAGACACCTTATCGAGAATACAAGAAGAATGATTTACATCACTGTAAATTATGATTACACAAGCCTTGGAAACGCCATGATTACATGCAGCAATGGAGATGAATCATATTCTGAGCGAGCTAATGAATCGGGCGTGACCCAGTTTATTTGTAGGACGCTTGGAACGTGGACTGTTACCGAGGATACATTTGGAACGGCGGGTTATATTCAGGCTGATGTATATGGTAAATACGAGACTTCTGTCGGAGGTCACGTGTTTATTAACGTAACATACGATAACGAGTTCGTTGGCACAAGATTAT